CGGGGAAATGCTAGTTGTGCATTCCACCATGAATAAAAACCCAACCCACTTAAAAAGTGGGTGGATTTTTATCATAATGAAGTGCGTAAACTAAGCGCCATCTTAAATATGCTAGTTGTTCAGAGTAAAAATTCTGAGAGCTAAAAGCTCTCTTAAAAACATCTCTTATAACTAAATATTATAAAATGTTCCCTACAAACAATGTAGGGGAGAGCGCTTAGCTCCTAATACACATACTGTGTACGCGACTTTACCGCAAAGTCTTATTTTTGAAAATCTAACTCCAATGAAGGAGCAGATTTAGATGCATAAACTATTTTAATGCTTTTAGCCTTAGTAGTAAATGCAAGTGAAGATACATGATAAGGAACATATTCCCTCATAAATTCTCCACGTAATTTCGCTTGTTGAACAGCTTTATTAATTTGACCATCTTTGGCTTCGACAATAACTAAATGTCTCTTATCCTCATCAAAGAATAATAGATCAATAGAAACAGAAACACTACCTATAGAAAATAGAACTTCACGTCCTATTAAAATATATGATGGATTATATTTCATTATAAAATCTATAGTTCTTTCTTGAGCATACCATTCTGAATAAGAAGGTATAGATTGAATTAGTTTTGTTAAAACACCAAAATCAATATCTGGTTGACAAAAACCTAAAATAGGTTGATAATCATCCACAGAACATATATGATGTAAAAGTCTCTGTGTCTCCTGCACAAATGCAAATAATTCAGAAACGGATAATGATTTTGATCGTGATAATTTATTAATAGTTTGGTTCAATGTCTTTTTATTAACTCTAGAGCTTTCTCCTTGTGCATAAGCCATAGGAGGTTCTTTAGAAGGAATTTGAAAACATCGTAAAAGTTTTTCATGCCACGACAATATTTGATATATTTCTCGTGGGTATTCACTTCGTTTTAAACAAGCAGGAACAATTGGATAGAAGATATCATCATAAAACGCTTGAAATGGATTCTTACGAACAATTTCATTTGTAAATATGGAATTTATTTCATCAACAAATTGACCCTGTTCCATATCATGCTTCAAAAAATTAGGTATAGTTTGAAAGATGTAATCATCTCTATCAATATAATCTTTTGACCTATGAAAAAGATTATCACTAGTTAAATAATTATGTGTGTTTAATTCACAAGCATTATCACTAGTAGCAACTTTAAATATATCCTTATTTTTAACAATCAAGTATTTATATTTTTCACCTTTAATCTCTGGACATAAATATATCTGAGCATCAAAGCGTCTAAATAATGCACTATGATTTAACATGTAATGGGGTATCCCATATGGTGGTATCCTATTAGTCGTTAATATAACCAATTCTGGTAAAATATAAACATTACCTTTAAGATCCACATTGGGATTCAATGCTGTTTTCTTAATATTATTCACAAAATCCAAGATTTTACGCCATGGATTTCGTTGGGCAATATTAGGATTTTCTGCAGCAATATCATCAAATATAACAACTTTATGGTTCGACCGATATTCAGATTGAAAATCATCGGTTTCATTCAAAGTTACTAAATCATATGATGAAAACTGCCCATGAAGTGCCTTCATATATTCTGCAGCTAATTTCATTGCAAAACTAGTTTTACCAGTTCCAGGTAAACCAGATATGATGACACAATATGGTTGTTTACGAATATATCCGTCAGAATTATCTAAAATCAATTCTTCTAATAAATTAGATATCTTTGAAAAAGTTATTCTATTACGAAAATAATCGAAACGGTATATCTCTTTAAGCCAAGTCAATCGATCTATATATTGCTCACGCGACATTTTAATCAAATGCTCAGCTCCAGCCTTAATGGCTGATTTTTTGCTCAATATATCTTCTACAAATGATAGGGAATCTAAAAATGTGTAAATAATACGTGTAATTCCCATCACTAAGATATATAAAGCCGTTAGTGGTAACAATTTAATATGTAACATGTAATATAAAATATGAAAATTTGTAGGAATGCAATTGTCTTTCTAAGAGTATATGAGAGCATCAATTCATATACACATTTTGGAAGATTTACTATTATATTAAGGCGTTATACTCTCACTTCCTAAGAATATCCGTAATCAATAATATAATATCTTTGTTTGCCGTAGCTTTAAGCGATACAAAAGATGTAAAATAGCTTTTAAAATGTGATTTATTGACTATCAATGCTCTCATCACAAGAGTCATCGAAAGTCATGGATGTTAAATCACTAAAACACCCCATACTCTCCGTAAATAATTTCTTATTACGAGGAATATATTGGTCCGAATAATCAGGCTTCAATATTTGAGTCATTGTATCATATGGAATAAAATCAACATGTCCTTTCAAAGTTTGGTTCTTACTTACAATTCTTTTCATTTTATCAACAAAATTATTGTAAACTTCCCTTCCTTTCAAGTACATATCTCTAAAAGCTCCATCTGTATAACACCCAAATTGTTCCTCAAATGATAAAGGACATTCATTAGGTTTTTTAATATAATAAAAACGCTTCAATGTTGAGTCCTCTTCAATTGGTGCAACAATAGTCTGTAATTCAGGATGATAAACAAATGATCTTTTTAAAAATGATATATCATTTATCGTTATGTATGGTACCGAGACAGCATCTTTCTCGGCCATAGTGTATTTAATACCAACATTCTCAAATGCTTTTTGACAAGCAGTGTGATTAAACCACGTACAATGTTTCTTTATACCCATAGCATTATCATCGCCATAGGTACCCAAGACTACATTTTGGTTAAATGTTTCTTTTACACTAGGAAAAATTGAATAATATACATATCTCATCATAAGTGAGTTACAAATACTATTCATTTGTACTGTAATCAAATTTCCAGATGGATTACCATTAGCAAATCTATAGAGTTGACCCTCAAATAAAATATTTGGATTAACAATATCAGATAATGCTCCTTGAACCATCTTTAATTCTTCCACTGTACATCCTACTTCTTCATACCAACTCATAATAATCTTAGCGGCAGCAGTTGTAATCTGTGCAGCCATAGTTGTATCAAAAGAAGCAAAATCACCAGCAATCATTCTATCATCACCAAATTTGGTTAAATGTTTATAGAAATCATTCCATTGCTTGGACATAGGATTAATACCAACCATACATTCAGTATCATTCCAAAATTCTTGCATAAAAAGAGGTACTCCACCGAGTGCACATCTTGATGCTACGAGATTAGCAAACTGTCCACCATAAAATTTTCGCACTTTTTCATGTGCTTTCTTATTTGGTAACAATTCATTAACCTTACTGGACGATTTATAAATACACTCTGAGCGTCTGTTATCAGACCAACATTTAAATGTATAATCAATTTCATCCTGTATTTTTTGATGATCTTCATTAAACTCTCGTGGAATTAATGGCAATGATTCATCAAAGGGATCTCGTTTAAGACATTTCAATTTAGATTTATCTAAACCAAACCCTGCAGAAGTGGAATTAGGGATACCACTAAGGACACCATCATTGGTTCCATTCAAGGCCTCATCCTGAGAATAAATTCGTAATAGAGTAGTCACCTTATCTCTATTTTGACGAATTATGTTCAAAGTTTGTTCCTTGTAATCGTGGATAGCTTTACTTAAAGTATCACCTTCATAATGTTGTACCGGAGAAACTAATTTGTTCAAAGTTGATATCGCTTTTTCCGTCGAATTGGGATTCTTAGGAGGACGATGCTTACTTGGTCCAAATTCTTCTGCAATACCTTCAAAAGGTGTAGGAATATATGGAGGACGAGCATTACTTGTCAACTCCATACCATCTTTTAAGACAGTACCTATATACGTAGTGATAGCATCTTTACCTACACTTTCAGGATGTAAAAATAAAGGTGGTTTATCTACTATCGTATAACCCTTATCATAAGGATCAATTATAACCTCACTGGTTGAATTGACCATCATACATGGTGAAGTAGTCTTCAATTTATCAAGTCCTTTTTGAATCTGTGATTTGAGTAAAATATTACACAAACCAACAGTGGTATGTAAAAAACCTGCTACATGAATACCATAAATAATACCTTTAGTTCTATCGCACCACAAACCACCACATAAGCCTCCAAATCCTTTAAATTGCATATTTGCCACAAGACCTTTGCCTTTGTGAACAGTATAAATTTTAGAATTTTGGGCCACTCCCCATAAAGAACCATCTTCTTCGATAGTTCCTCTGTACTTCAGGTCACATTGCATCAATCGTGCAACATGATCTGATCGTCGAATTTCATTTTTTGGACTTTTCCATAAAAGCGTGGTTGGTCTAGAAATAAAATCAGGATATTCTTCTGCAAAATGTTCTAGATAACTAGTACTTGCAGGACTGGTGGGTAAGTGTACCAATGCATAATCATTCTCACGATCAATATACACAAAATCCTGTGTTAATTTTTGATCCTTTGTACTAGCACTAGGTACACCTGGCGTTGTTGTTGTTTCAATACAAAAAGGAAATGTATCTGGTAATAAATGTGATGGTACCAATATAACATTGCTATGCACCATAATACCATTTGTCGTACAATAACGCTTACCTTTTGAATACACAGTAACATGCCGTAATGACTTCATTACTGATTCATGTAATTGTGGTCCCGGGCAAGTTTTCTGTAAATGATTCATTTTAGGAGGTAAACGGGAATAACCTTCCTTATAATTTCTTTCATCTTGAGTAACAACACGACATTCATCGTTAATGGGAGCATCTAAATGCTTCTCCCAATACCCTAACATATTTTCACGAAATGTAGATGTATCTTGAGATTTAATCAATGGTTTTAAAATTTTATAAAATCCATATAAAGTAAAGATAACAGCTCCACCAGCAAAATATTTTAGGGAATTGTTGCGCAAATGATCATTTAAATCTTCACATAATGAAGATAAACGATCAGATCTACGCTGCAATTCAGTATCAATTTCTAATATTAATTGTTTATAATATAAAATACCAAAAATGATAATTGATACTGTAGTCAATTGCATACAGCGTCTACCTACAAACAAGCCTATGAAAGAACTTGTTATAAATAAACATATGAGATTAGTTATAAAAACCCTATCTCTAAAAATACGTTGCCAAAACAATGTATTCTTATAACAATCTGTAAAGAAAGAAGATATACTTGTAAGAGTACGCCTAGCTCTCCATAATTCATTTGTACTATATTCGTTCCACATAGTAGCTAAAGATTGAGTCTCAGCCATGGGACAACATGTACAAACAATTTGTGGAACTTGACATACTTCACAAAATGCACATTCTCTCAAAGATTCTTGCATCTCGGATTGTTTTTGTTGGCGCACTTTATGAGCTGCTATATCACTAGCAACAAAACGGCAAAGTGCAGGAAAGTCATCACGATTAGCTGGATTCCATACTTGTCTAGGAATAATATCCCAAAGTATTAACCCACTTTCTCGGTCATAACTTGAAAATCGTTTCAAAATTAGATTATAAACATCAAAGCGAATATCATCTTGGATTTTTAATCCGCCATAATCAGTTGCAAATTGAGGTTTAATATGTACTTCTACATCTAAATTGAAACGACGAAGAATACTTTCGGGACATGCTGAGCATTCTTCAGCACGTAATGATTCTACATTAGTTGTCACTATTAAAGCATCATTACATGGATATTGATTACCTTTATCAGTAACTCCTGCTTTCTCTAAAGCACGGGGAACTGTATTGACATAATTTAAAATTCTATCATAATTTGGCTTAGAATTAGCATTATTAGCTACATCATCAGCTATAATAACCTTATGAGAAGGTTTAATAGAAGATTCATATCGTTCATCAATATTGGTAATCACGGTCAATCCATTATTCTTTGGATCATGACCATAAGCATTCAAAATTGTTTTACACAATAAATTAACCATTGTAGATTTACCACAATTAGAAGGTCCAGATAATTTAACAGCCCAAGCTTGTTCCTTAGTAGGAGCATCTGCTTTACGAGCCCATAAATTATGCTGTTTTTCTGTTAAAGATTTAATAAATTGTGAAATACACAACTTTTGTTGAATACTTGTACATTGAGTCATAAGATTCTCAGCTTTCTTTAAAGCTTTTGTCATCCTAGTCTCATATTGATCAGGAGTCATATCATAATGCTCCTTAAGAGCAATTTCTTGATTGGCAACAACATAATTGTATGCTGTCTCTAAGACTCGAACTTCTGTTTCAAGAGATCGAGATTCTTCTTTACCAAGAGATAATTTACTCCAATCACCAGTAACTATATGTTTCCAATTACCAGTTATAAATTCATATCCTTGAAAGAAAAGATTAATAATATCCTGACATTCTGGTATCAATGATTTAAAATCATTAAATTTAGCATGTACGATTTTAAAATCAATACTTTCAAAAGATACTAATTTACGTGTTGAAGTATACAATAAAATCAACTTCTGGACAAATACTTCAATATTTGACCATAATGCATCATTAATAGTACTATCAACAGTATCAAAAAAGTGAGAAATAACTGATCTCCATCCGGTATCTCCATCTGCCTGAGCAAAACAGGTAAAAGAATTGCGAAACCACAATAAAGCAGTTTCAACACATTCAGTTGATAAAAATTTGGATAATAAATTAGTTAAATTAATAATAACACCTTTCCAATCAACACTTTTATAAATGTTGTATAAAGAAACTAAAACATCTAACAAAAGACGTAAGGTATCTTCACCAATTAATGTTCTGGATAATTTTGCTGCTTCAATCAAAGCATTGACAATATCCAAAACTGGAACACCAAAGCGTTCCTTAATAGGCATACCCATAGCAACAGCCATGTCTTTGTATTTTTTACGTTTCTTTTTAATGCATTCTAGCTCTTTTACAAGCTTTTTAACGCATTTTTTATGCAATCTAGCATATTCCAACTCCTCCACTACACGTTTATAACGTGCATCTGTTGTCTCTTTTTGATTCAAAACATCAGACTTTCCTTTTTTCCCTCCCTTTTTGCGCCTATATTGACTGGCTGCACTAAGTTTGGGGTTTATCAACATATCGGAATATGATGACATAGTAATCATTTTCGAGGCATCCACCTCTACAAATTTAGAGAAATCTGTAAACTGCAAGTTTTGGTTTTGGTTTTGGTTTTGTTGAGCAATTCAAGTTGTGATAACCACAATATTTCTATCGTGGGATAGGGTAAATCAATCCCTAGGAATTACATCGTTTATTTTGACACGTACCCCGGAGGGCCTCTATTTTTGGTTCCATTTCGGTGCCGTAGTAAACATCGCATGTCCTACGATCAGGATGGCCGTCCTCTCTACACGAGATCCACCCTTCGTTATAATTTGATCTCTCGATCCCGGCATATACACCGGAGTCTTATAAATTCCAAATACATCATCTTCCACAATAATGCATAATTTAAATAAAATTTATAATCTTTTTGCTGTAAATAACATTATAAAATGCCAATAATTAATAAAATATAACAATCGGGCTTCTGCCGATACGTTACAATATTATCTAATATAGAATAAACTTGATTTAATCATTATAATAAGCAAAACATCTTTCCTCCCTATGGAGAACTGCCTTGTCACTTAAAATTCAAAAATACTGTTCTAGCATAAATAAATACTGTGTCATATAGTATCAAATACCTTTATAATATAAGAGGTTAGATACAACGCACCTCTTTTAGAAATTTAATTATAAATAATTACTGTCCATGACAAACTCATCGTAAAACTCATAAAATTTAATAAATTACAACTATAGCAACGGAAGCGAGTACTCTTGTCTCACACCTTCCATTAAAGTATTGCAAAATATTTAATAATATATATCTTAATCTGAGAAATAAATAATTAAAATTAATAAGAAGATTCATTTATTTATGACCGTAGTCAAAGGTTAAATGTAACCTAAAAAAGGGCAAATGCCCGTTGTGTGTAATAAGAAGAAAGTTACCACAATATAACTCTCTAATCCACATTAAATGTGGCTACAGAATAATTAAATACCATTAAAATGATCAATAATAATGTTTCTATAATAATGAATGAATTCCTAATAAAATTCTCTACCAGGATAAGCCAAATGGTAGCATATATTCATTAAAATAAAATTGTATATAATTACAATGTAAAATCAGAAATCTGATCATACTTAACTTTAGCGATTTAATTAAAGTTAAGGGACTAACTCGCCCAAAGGAAAAATTTGGGTTGCATTGTTCAAAAACATCGTATAATAATTCAACTGTTACGCATCATGCATAAACAGATATTAAAAGCCTTAGGGGATATACCCCCAAGTCTTAGAACATCATATCTATGACTGAAAGTATACGCACTAGAGCTAAACTAGTATAAAACGTAGCTGTCCAACACTAGGAGGGACCTATAGATCATAAGATCTATAGGGCCT